GCTGCCACGGCCTTCAGCTGTGACTGGGAAAAAATAGTCTTCGTTAATACTAAGTGGGTTGTATGATGCATCCATCATGTTGTTGCCGCCACCGTTCATGGTGGGGATTCGCCGCTGATGCATTTCGTTTTTCACACGTTCCACAAACGCCATGGCCAAGTGACTGGGCATGTTGCCCACGTCAATTTTGAAGATTCGTCGCTCTGGAGCACGGCTCACACGATATATCAGGATAGCGTCTTCCAGCAGTTCTTTTTGTTTGAACACTTTGTAGATCATTTCCAGCACTGATCGCCCAAATGGCCAGAACACATCCAGGCCTTCGTTTAGACTGATGTGGACCACGTGCTTGGCATCCAAGCAAACTTCGTTCATGGCAGTCATAAAACGACTGTTGCCCACGCCACCACCTGTGCCGCCATTGGGCATGGTGTAGTTGGCATTGCCTGATATGGTGCCTGTCACCGGGTTGGTCATGTAGTCTGTGGTGGTCTTGGCTGCCACAGTCATGTTTTGGAAGTTGGGGTTGATATCACGGATCACATACTGTTCGGGTCTCTTGCCTTCTGATTCGTTCACAATCACACGGGCCACTTTGCTCATGTCCACCCACATCATTTCAAATGTTTCTGGGTCGCGCACAAACACTTGATCACCGTACTTGATGGTGTTGCGGAACAGTTTGAATATGCGCTGGTCCAGCTTGTTCAGCTTGACCCACTGTTTCAACTGTTTCTTGACAATGTCAATTTCGTTGTCTGTGGGTTTGTCACTCCAGCTGATGTCAAATGGTGTGCCATTTTGTTCGTTCATCTGTGTGGAGAATTCAGCAATGATGTCCAGGCATGCATTGATTTCACTGTCCATGTCCATGTTTTCGTACTGATTGTAGCGTTCAACACGGTTGGGGTGGCCACTGTAAACTTCAGGCAGTCTTGACGCATAGTTGCGAAACACAAAATCAGCTGAGTTATCACCGTCATTGTTTCGACCGTATCCGGGCAAGCCCAGTTGATTGCGACCCGATATAGGGCTCATCACCCCCGAAGTGTCTGCAACTTTGAAGTATTTTTTCCAGCCTTGTGAATTTTTATCTGCCATAGTGTGTTATTTATTGTTAGTTCACAGCGGCTTGTGCTATTCGTTGGTTGCTGGATACCAGGATTTTTTGCATGCGAGTCATGTCTTGCATTTCGGCTAGGATTTGTTGATTGACATCATCTCGAGGCTGTGCAGTGGCCTGCAAGCTGATTTTGAGATCGTTCAATGCTGCTCGTATTTCAGCGCCAACGTTGTTACTCATGTTTTTGCCCAGGGCCTCAATCTTGGCCGGATCAATGTCTGGTTGAGCCATTGAATCCAACAGTCCGCCAGCACTGATTGTGACCGGCACTGATCCATTTTTCAACGGAATAATGGCTTCTGGCCCTTTTTCGCCTATGCGGGCCAGTTGATCTCTGAGAGCAATGCCACCGTCACCAAAACTGTTTATTGCAGTGTCAAAATCTATAGTTGCTTTGTTTTGATTCTGTGGCAGTGCAGTTTGTCCGCTGGCATCTTTGGGAATGCCAGCCCATATTCCACTAAGGCGTTTTATAAAGGCTTTTTTGGCATCTGGTGTGGGATTGGCAGCATAATCCTCATAGCCAGCTTGTTTGATCAAGGAGTCAGCCAACTGATCCTGGAGATCCTTGTCAAACATCTGATCGCCTTGGATTTTTAACTGCGCAATTTTTTCTTTCAAAGTACCCTGTACTATTTGATATGCACCTACAGCAGTGCTTTCTCCTTTTTTCAGTCCTTTTTTTCTGCGTTGGTCTTGCAAGGCCAACACTTGATCCACTGTCATTTTGGTCAGCTCTACTGCTGCTTTTTTACCTTCGCCTTGCTGTATGTCATAGGGATTTTCTGCTCCTGGTGTAATCTCAGCACGTTGGATCAGATTTCGAATATTCTGCATCTGCTGGACCCGATTGGCAGGTGGTTTGGCAGGCTGTGGTGCAGGTGGTTTATTGGTCTCAAGTCGTCCTTCTGATCCTCTTCCATCATTGGTGGACACTGGTGGTGGCACGGATTGTGGCGCAGGTGCAGGTGGTGCCGGTTGTGGTGCCGGTTGTGGTGGCGCCGGTTGTGGTGCAGATTGTTGTGCAGGCGGTCTAGCGTCCTCAAGTTTTCCCTCTACACTTCGTGCATCACTCTTGGTCTTGGTCACTAAAGCATCAACTTTTTTGTTAAATCCTTCTTGAACTTTATTGTAATCTTTCAGGAAGGTTGCAAGTAGTTTTAACTCGTCAGCAACAGCATCAGCCGCTTTAGCCAGCACCACGTTGGGAGACTGCAACTGAGGTTGCACACTTGTCACTATGTCTTGCATGCCCAGGGCCAATTTTCTATTGCCTTCATTTATTTTGGCTTGATCCGCAGTGTTTCCTTTGGTCATTTCAAGTTGTTTGCGGTATTCTTCATCGGCTGTTTTAAACCTGTCCACTATACTGACCTGCAGTTTGCCAGCCAGATCAGCTGATTCGCTCATGCTCACAAACTTTGAATTGAAGTTGCCTGTGAGTCCCAGCACCGTGCCAATTGAATCTCCAGTTTGTTGCACCTGTTTCAGCACTGTTTGTGCAGCCTCAGCTGGTTGTATAGCACCTTGCAACAGTTTTTGCAGTGTGGCAAATGCTTCAGGAGCCGAACGTTGCAGCTTTTGCGCAGCTTCACTGGTGAGGTTGCCGGCAAACATGTCTCTAGCACCTTGTGCCACTTCAGGAGCCAGACCTTGTACCACGTCGTTGAACATGGTCATGTTTTTCACACCTTCGGTGTTACCAGCCAGTTCCATGCCACGCAGTTTGGCTCTGAATCGCTCTTCATTCATGGCCGCGGCTCTGGCAGCTTCTCGCGATTTGCGATCCTGACCAGTGATCATGGTCAGCTTGTTTTGTTCTTCCAAATAGCGTCGAGCACTTTCGCCTAAGTTTACTGTGTCTTTGATTTCAGATTGTGTGTTTCTGCCCAGTTGTGTTTGCAGCTTGAGATAACTCATGGTTGCATCGTTTATGTCTTCCTGAGTCATACCTGTACGAAACAACGCTTCGCGATTGAGGTTGACCTGTGCTGACGATGCTGCCAGAGCCTTGGCTCCTTGTCTCACTGTGCCACCCAACGATGCTAGATCTGCACTGCTTTGTTTTATAAGGCTGCCGTATTCGGGAAATTCATTCAACAGGATTCCCATTTTTTGCAGGTCACCAAACATGCCTTCTAAGCCGTCGCTGGCAGTGGCGCCTGACTTGCTGATGTCTTGGAACAGTTTGAACTGTCCAGCAGCCATTTCATTGGAAACTTTTAGTGCCTCTGCTCCTGCACCAAGTACTTTTGAAGTCAGATAGGCGGCTGCTGCCACCATAGATTTTATGACCACTCCGCCAGGAGTAAGCACCACCAGAGCGGCTGCTGCCAAATTCACTGATTGTTGAAATTGATCCAATGCTGCATTGGCTGCTGTGGCTGTGGTGTTGCCCTGATACACAGCTCGAGCATAGGCACCTGTGGCTGACGCTAGAGTATTCAGCCCTTGTGCTGCCAAATCGGCTTTCATGCCAAAATCTCGTATGCCAGTTTGAGCGTTCAGCAGCGCCTGACGAGTGCCTGGCAGCACTTGACCAAATTGTTTCATGTCTTGGTTGACTTGTGCCAGGGTCTGCGACAGCTCTTGTTCTTGTGGGGTCATGTTTGTGTGCCTATAAGTAGAACTATATTTATAGGTCAATTATGCTCCAAACTTCTAACCCTTTGCAACAGTTTTTTCGTCAACCTGCCATCTACATACGGTTGCCCAGCGATGGACAACACTGGCCGCCGGGCAGTTTGAACATGCCAGCCAATCACGAATTGCCGGTGTATCCCATGACTGCCATTGACGAAATCACTTACCGCACACCTGATGCGCTGTTCAATGGACAAAGCACAATCAGTGTGATACAAAGCTGTGTGCCAAATATCAAAAATGCCTGGCACATGCCAGGCATTGATCTCAACAGTGTGCTGATTGCCATCAGAGTGGCCAGCTACGGACACAACATGGAAGTGGACAGCACTTGTCCCAGTTGTGAATCGTTGGGTGAGTATGTGACTGATCTCAGACGTATCTTGGACCAAATGACTGCGGCAGACTATAACATTCCCATACAACAAGGCGATCTTGAAATTTATTTCAAGCCGTTGAACTATCAACAACAAAATCAAAGCAGCTTGGATCAGTTTGAGCAGCAAAAGATCCTGGCTGCTGTGCCAGAAAGTGATCTCACCGACGATGAAAAAATTGCACGTATGAATCAAGCCCTGGTGCGAATCACAGAAATGACCATGGAGTTGATCAGTCAAAGCATTGCTGTAATAAAAACTCCCACTGCCACTGTGACTGCTATGGAACACATTAGAGAATTTGTCAGCAACTGTGATAGAAAGCTGTACAATGCCATACGTGATCGCATGATTGATCTGCGCAAAAACAGTGAGATACCCAACATGCATATACAATGCAACAATTGTGATCACGAATACGAACAACAAATGACCTTGGACATGGTAAGTTTTTTCGACAAAGCCTCCTAAACAGCAACGCAGAACAAATTGGTACCATGGTTGAAACTTTGGACAAGGAGGCTAACCAGATTCGCTCAGAAAGTTTCAAATTGGCCTGGTACATGCGAGGCGGCATAACCTACGAACAAGTCATGCAATTGAGTTCTGTTGAGCGCGGCATGATCAATGCCTTGGCCAAAGAAAATATTGAAACCACAAAGAAAACCAATTTACCATGGTTCTAGACACCCAAACTGTTGCTGCTGACATACTGGCATGGAGTGAAACTTTTGTAGAAGTTCCACATCCCAGCCTGGGCGGCTGGCCACCTTGTCCATTTGCACGACAAGCACGTCTTAATCAAACCATACAAGTGTTGACCGGCGCTGATCCTTATTTTGATTTAAAGAATCGAGCACGTTGGGGCATGGGTAAACACGAAGTTATTGTGTATGCATACGATCCAGAGGATTGGCCTTATCAACGTTTTCACCACGCAATTGAATCAGCCAACCAAGAATTTTTGTTGCCCCGTGATATCCTGGCCCTGGAAGATCATCCTGAGGACGTGGAAGACGTCAACGGTGTGATAATGAATCAAGGAAAGTACGCCTTGGTGTTGGTACAAAGTCTCAGCAAATTAAATGTGGCTGCAAAACAAATGGGTGCCTTC